TTAACGCAGCGCCTAGGGGATTGGAACCCAGATCATCCTAAGAAGAACCGCTCAACGCTGATCCGCACAGTCATCTGGCACATGGAGAAGTTCAAAAACGATCAGGCTAAGACCTGGGTGATGTCAGATGGCAAGCCAGCAGTTGAGATTACGTTCAACTTCCCGCTTGACTTCGGACCAACCGAGGACCAGCCATACATTCTCTGTGGCAAGCTAGATCGCATAGTGACTTTCAATGGCGACCTGTTCGTTATGGATTACAAAACCACTACTGTGTCATTGAACGATGCTTACTGGAAGCAATTCCGACTCGACGATCAGATGTCACTGTACACATTGGCTGGCAAGATCGTCTTCCAGGCTCCAATCAAAGGCGTGATCGTTGACGCAGCCTCGATCTTAGTTGGTGGTACTAACTTTGAACGGGGTATAATCTATCGTACTCAGGAACAACTCGACGAATGGGTTGAGAACCTAAAGCCTTACCTCGAACGCCAGACCGAATACACCATGAACGAAGCCTCGTGTATCACTCGCTATGGTCCTTGTGAGTTCCTTGACATCTGCTCACGCACACCACAAGTTCGCAAGCGGTTCCTTGAGGCTAGCTTTGTGCAGGAGGAACCATGGAACCCGCTCCTACCGAGATGACGAACACTGAACTGATAGATCAACTGCGCCGAGCCGCAAGCATATGGTTTAAGAACACGGACCTGCTACTGCTAGAAGAACTGATCAGGAGGTACAGATATGCCAACTCTAGATCAACACCAGAGCAACCAGTACACCAAGATGATAGTACTAGGTAATCCCGGCACAGGCAAAACCGGAGGCCTAGCATCATTAGTCAAAGCAGACTACTGGCTTGGCATCCTTGATTATGACAATGGGCTTGACCCATTGAAGCAGCACATCTTGCACGAATGTCCGGACAAGATCAGCAACGTTGAATTCCGAACCCTACGTGATAAACGTAGCAACGAGGGCGTCATAGGCCAAGCGCTAGCATTTCCTACTGGTCTTAAGATGCTCGACCGATGGAAATACGACGACGTAGACCTTGGTCCACCAGCTGAATGGGGACCCGACAGAATTCTTGCAATCGACTCGCTATCCCATATGGCTAAAGGTGCATTCGATTGGTCTGCACAATTAAAACCATCGAAAGACCCTCGGATGAATTACTATCATGCGCAACAGGCAATCGATGCTATGCTTGGCAATATATCATCTGAGTTATTTAGAACCAATGTGATAGTCATTACTCATATCAATTACATCGACCAAGAAGACGGAACTCTTAAGGGATTTCCCAATGCAATTGGGAAGGCCCTAAGCCCTATGATCGGGTCCTACTTCAACTCGATCGCTCTGTGTTCAGTGAAAGGAGGTAAGCGTGTAATACAAACAACCCCAACTGCAATGATCGACCTCAAGAACCCTGCACCGTTTGCAATGCTACCAGAGTATCCAATCTCTACCGGCCTTGCAGACTTCTTTGCTGTATTGAGAAATGAAAAGTAGGAGATGACAATGGCAACTGCACCACGAAGACAAGCACCGAACTTTTCATCGATCATGGACATGCCCATGAGCGACATCAAACCACCAAAGCCAGTGCCGTCAGGCGACTATCTGGCAATGGTGGTTGGTCATGCAGAGCCTGGAGAAGCTTCAACAGGCACACCATTCGTGACTATTACGTTCCAGCTACTCGAAGCCTTGGAAAGCGTAAACCCACAAGACCTCAAGGCTGCGCTAGAGAAGGCCGACGGCACGACCATGCCCTTGCGTGAGAAGACCGTTCAAACCCGGTTGTATCTCACTGACAAGACGGCATATCGCAACTCGGTCTTCTTGAAGAATCTTGGGATTGAGGATAGCCTATCGATCAATGCAGCAATCGAGCAGGTTGCTGGGCATCAGGCTATCATCACCATCGTACATGAAGCCAACCGCTCCGGCGAAGGAGTATTCGCCGTAGTCTCCGCTGTTACTAAAGTGAACTAACGCATCGACTGTCACTACCTCCAGCCGGTGCGTCGGGGAGCCAAGAGTACAGTATTCCCGCTCTTGGCTCCCCACCCCTGCATCATGACTGACATTATGTTAATCGGTGAAGCTTGGGGCGAGTACGAAGCTCGACAACGTAGAGCTTTTGTCGGGCCGACTGGTCATTTGCTTAATAACATGCTAACCGAAGCTGGTATCCACCGAGCCGATTGCTATGCCACTAACGTCTTCAACATTAAACCACCCGGGAACAAGATCGAGTCCTTCTGTGGCCCACGTGAGCATGGTATCCATGGCTATCCATCACTGCTACCGGGTAGATATGTCAGCCGTATCTATCAACCCGAGTTAGTTCGATTGTCTAAAGAACTCGATAATGTTAACCCCAACGTCGTTGTCTGCCTTGGTAACACAGCCTGTTGGGCTATGCTTGGTAAGACTAGGATCGGTAAGCTTCGTGGCATTGTGCAATACTCAACACACACCGTCGCTGACTATAAGGTCTTGCCAACTTATCACCCCGCAGCCATCTTCCGACAGTGGGGCCTTCGTGCAGTCACCGTTATCGATTTAATGAAGGCCAAGCGTGAGTCAGAATACCGTGGCATCCGTCGTCCAAAGCGCCACATCTGGATTGAGCCAACCCTGGAGGATATACATGAGTTCGACCGACGATATATACAACCCTGTGAAAGACTTAGCGTGGACATTGAGACGTATGGAAAAACTATTACGTGCATCGGGTTCGCCCCAACTTCAAATCTGGCTATCGTCGTTCCGTTCGCAGACATTAGAAAACCAGGAAAGAACTATTGGGCTGATCACAGTAGTTACGTACAAGCTATCGATATTGTCAGAACTATTCTACAACGACCAACTCCAAAGATATTCCAGAACGGGCTCTATGACATCACGTTCATCTGGCGAGCTTGGGGAGTAAAAGTTCGCAACGCAATGCACGACACGATGCTGCTTCACCACGCATTGCAGCCCGAGCTACTCAAGTCATTGGAGTTTCTAGGTTCTGTGTACTCTGATGAAGGTCCTTGGAAGCAGATGCGTAAGCGCAAGACTACGATCAAACGTGATGACTGATGCGGATAATTGACACTAGCAAATCCACCCGTCTCTCTGACCTCGACACGAGTTGGGTCTACAATGGCCTTGACGCTATGGTCACGGCTGAAATCTTGGATGTGCTATTGCCACAACTCGATGAGATCACGTCCAAGACCTACGACTTCTCCCGTTCGCTCCAAGGCCCTGTGTTCGACATGCGTGTCCGAGGCGTTCTTGTCGACCAGAAACGTCGCAAGCAAGTTCTTGAAGAGTACGCCGGTAAGGTTGACGAGTACGAGGCTGTGTTAGAACGCATCGTCTGCTCTGGCACAGGTCTTAACTCATTTAACTGGCGCTCGTACGAAGACCTGCACAAGCTTCTCTACGACATCTATCGCATTCCACCAATCTTAACCAAGGAGGGTAAACGCACAGCGAATCGAGATGCACTTGAGAGGATGGAGTTCTATCGCATTGCAAGACCAGTGGTTCGATTTATGGAAGTCTTGCGGGAACTCGTCAAGAAGATGGACGTGTTAAAGATGGAGCTAGACAACGATGGACGCATGCGAACAAGCTATAACATTGCTGGCACTAACACAGGTAGGTTTTCTTCTAGTTTTAGCGAGTTTGGGGGTGGTGGTAACCTACAAAACATTGAAGAAAGTCTCCGGTCTACCTTCATTGCCGACAAAGGAATGAAGCTAGCTAACTTCGACGCCGAGCAGGGCGAGTCCCGTATAGTCGGCGCAATCGAATGGAACCTATTCCGCAAAGGAGAATACCTAGACGCATGTGAGTCGAACGACCTGCACACCGTAGTGTCCAGGCTATGCGAACCCGATTATGGTTGGACCGGTGATATGGCTCAGGACAGAAAGATCGCAGAGAAGCCATATTACCGGCACCATGATCTACGAAAGCTATGTAAGTCTATCGGTCACGGCACTAACTACTTAGGAGGCCCTGAGACATTGAGCAAGCTATACAAGATAGATGTGCCCGCAATAGTAAAGTTCCAAGAAAGATACTTCAAAGCTTTCCCTGCGCACGAGATGTGGCATGCATCAGTTGGTGAGCGCCTCAAATCGTACGGGTATATCATCTCCTTCATGGGGCGCAAGCGCCACTTCTTCGGTCGACGTGACGACGACAAGACTATCCGGGATGCCATTGCCTACGATCCGCAAGGATCACTAGCCGACATCGTCAACCAGGGCATGCTTCGTGTTTGGCATGCTTGTGACTGTGAGTTATTACTCCAGGGTCATGACTCAATCACAGTTCAGTATCCTGAGGAAATGGAAGATGAAATTATCCCTACAATTCAAGATCAACTTTGGCATGAAATACCGCTTAAGCATGATCGAACTCTGACCATACCATATGGCTGCCAAACTGGATGGAACTGGGGGAAGCACAGCAAGGATAATCCGGATGGCCTCAAGACCTACGAGCCCAATGATAAACGGACCCGGCAAACGTGCGTGTGAGTCGTGGATTGAGTCGTTTGTCGAACATACCGAGAACTTGGAGTCAGCGCCGATCTTCCGCAGGTGGTCTGCGATCACTATGATCGCTGCGACATTGGAGCAGAAAGTATGGGTGAACCTATCGACGCCACTGTATCCAAACTTGTATACCTTCTTAATTGGACAACCAGGTATTGGAAAGTCACGGGCTATCATGGCTGCATCTGGCATAGCCAGAGAAGCATTGCCGGAAATGTTCTTTGGTTCAACCTCGATGACTCGTGCATCACTTTCAGACCACATGAACGAGGCCAAACGGTTCATTGCCAATATCCCATTTGCACCTATAGAATACCATTCGCTGGTCATTGTAGCAGACGAATTCTCAGTGCTGATGGATCAATACGATACTGCGCTGACAGCAGCCTTCGTTGAGTTCTACGATTGCAACCCGTACTCCGAAGGTCGACGAGTAGCCAACATCAGGATCAAAGTCCAGAAGCCACAGCTAACTATGCTATGTGGTTCAACACCATCCAACTTATTGCACACGCTAAAGGATTACGTATGGGACCAAGGCCTCATGAGCCGTGTCATAATGGTTTACTCTGAGGATCATCCGATAATTGATGTGTTCGACAACCCACCAGTAGACAAACCAAAACACCTTATCCATGACCTGAAGCTTATCAACACGATAATGGGAGAGTTCACACACACCGATGCCTTCCGAGCCGTGACTAGCAAGTGGCGATTAGCCGGTCAAATCCCAGTGCCAGAGCACCCAAAGCTACGCCATTACTCTACCCGCAGGTGGGCACACTTGCTCAAGCTGTGTATGGTATCTAATATAGATCGTGATGGCAGACTTAAACTCGACGTAATAGACTTCAACCGTGCAATGAACTGGCTCGTCGAAGCCGAGCTATCTATGCCAATGATATTCCAAGTTGGTACAGTATCGCCAGACAGCCGTGTAATGGACGAGATTGCCTACTTCGTTAAGCAACATCCAAACGGCATTGGCGAACATCAAGTTATTAACTTCGCCCGCACCAAGGTCCAGGCCCACGCTATCCGGCCTATGATAGAAGCCATGCAGCAGTCACGTCAAATAGTTTGCAAAGCTGTGGACAAGCAAGGTCTGCGGATATTCATTACTCCGCAGGTGCAGGATAAATGACTTCGCAAGTGTCATCAGTGGTTAAGCCAAGAGCCGAGCATAACCCAGGACTCAAGTCTGCAACTCTATTGGTACTTCCGTGAGGACCCCAATCGGCTGGCCATGCAAAGAAGCTCTTGCCGTTTGCACTAACCAGTGCTTGGTACGATGGCCGAGCAAGATCATTCTTTGATGTGCCAGGGAAGTTATAGTCCCACCGACACGCAACATAGAAGATGTCAGGGTTCAATCTCCTTGCAAGACCTGTAGTGTTTGGAGGCTGCGTCGGTAGGAACAGATGCTTAGCTGAGTCGTAGTTGTAGATGAACGCCAACCCTTCACCAGATGACACACCAGTATCGTTAGGCCCACCGAACCAACTCATTCTACCCTCTGTCCTCCATGCGCTAGGCGGTATTGGCGTCGGCGGTTCAGGTGTAGCCTGACCCAAGATCGACTGCGCAATTGCCGTGCAGATCGGTGTGAAGTTCCGCCGGTACAGATCAGCATCGGCTCTGCTATTGACGAAGCAGACTTCAAGTAGGACCGCAGGCTTACTTGTCGAGTTAAGGAAGTATAGGCCAGTGTTCTTCTTAGCGCCTCGATTGATAAGCCCACCTGATGACGCCATCGCAGCACTAATCCTCGCAGCTAATGCTTGCTGGCTGTAGTAATAAACCTCGCAGCCTCTTGGGCTATCGGTCGTCCCATTAGAGTTGAAATGCACAGAGACATCGTAGTCCCTGCTTTGCGAGTTGTGCCAGCTTACGATCCGGTTAAGGTTCTCCTGCTGTGATCTGCTAGTCGTATCCTCATAGCTGACCGCAGAGTTCCCGCCAGTGTTAAGCTGTGGCGTTACAGCATCGACAACCCGCACCGCCTCATTGTGTTCGTGCAGTCCCCAAGGCGAAGGACCGACTGCACCAGAAACGTATTTCCCATGCCCGCTAGAGATTGCTATTCTCATCTAGACCTCCTGT